GTGTAATTAAATTCATCAATATATTGTTTGTATTTTTCGTTATTAATATTATCAGTGATTAAAGAATTATTTGGATTCCAATTGATATCTATAGTTACACATGATTCTACTTGATTATCTAATTGTGCCAAAAAGAATGCAATGTTAGATCCACCACCTAACCATTTTACTGTTTTGATATTATGTTCTTTAAATAATTTATTCATAGTCAAATATTCTAATAATTCAAAATCCCAATTGTCATCTTTTCTATCATATGTATCACAAATTTTTTTTATCGTATCAGATGATAACGTAGAAAGTGATTTATCAATATCTTTTTTTTCTATTTCTGAAAAATTAAATATTGAATCTTTACATATTGTATCAATTACATCAATCATCTAATTTTGGTATATCAACTGTCGTCCAAACTTCACCATATTCACTTGTTTGATATGGATCATCAACTCCGTTATCTACAAATCCAAATGGTGACATATCAGACTCCAATTGTTTTTGTGTTTCTGCAAACATCTTTGCACGAATGTTTACATCTGTTAACTCTTTAAAATATGTTTGGTCACATGCCCAAGCAAATAATACTAAACACATCGCAAGATCATCAGTCGATCCTTCCTCTGCTTGTATCTGATTACCTCTGACTATAAAAGTTGATAGTTCGTTTATAATATCAAAATCTTCAATAATCATTTTATCAGATTCAATAATTTGTTTTAGATTTGAACATCCTAACTTTTTAACTGCCTTAGTTGTGCGAACACCCATTTGTGCTTTACCACCTGAATATCCACCACCCATGATTTGTCCAGCACGACCACGCATGTAACACATGACTATGTTATCATATTCTAAATCAAAATGCAAGTTATTTGATACTTGTTCACCAATATCATTTACTTCAACTAACACAAACGCATGATTATACGCCTTCGCAACTGTGTTTATTTTATGTGGAAACATTAAAGGTTTTATTTCATTATCTTTAAATGACGCAACTACACGATATGGTATCTCAGTCACATCCATTACAACAAATGCAGAGTTGTCATTTTTAGTTCCCCTTGATACATCACAAGTTATAAAATACACATGATCTTTTTTTGGTTGTTCGTAAACAGATAATCCAGCATTAAATTGTATTGCGTCTTTGTAAGATAGTTGTCTAAGTTTTGTCGGATTAATAAGTGTATTAGTCGATCCTAGAAACTCACACTCAAACTCTGTTCTAAATTGTTGTTCACTTGTATTTTTAATTGTTTCTTCTTTCCACTTTTCATCTCTACCCGGCACTTCACTCCAATGAACCTCAATCGGAACATATGTGTTTCTTTTGTGCATTGCATCATTCCATAGTTTGTAAAACATATTCATACCATGAGGTGTTGACACAATAATAACTTTTGTTGATTTACCAGACGATATTGTAGGATAAACTGAACTGAAAAACTCATCAGCGATTGTTGCTGGAACATAAGCAAACTCATCTAAAAATATTATATTGTAAGAACTACCACGAACAGCAGACGCTGATGTTGATGATGCAAGTATCTTAGATCCATTTTCTAATTCTAATGATCCTTTATTCCACGACATAATACCTTGTTGTAACCAAGTCGGTAAGTTTTCATATGCAAGTTGTAATCTGCCTAATAAATCTCTTGCAGTTGCAGCTTTGTTTGCCAAGATAGCAATATTAATATTTTGATTAAACAATGCATAATGCAAAAGATAAGATAACATAATTGTAGATTTGCCAGATTGTCTTGGAAGTTTACAAATTGTAAATCTGTTTTTATGAAATGTTCCTATCATTTCTTTTTGAAAATTGTATGGTTTGAAATCTATCAATCCTTCATCAAGTGAAATAATTTTCATATATGATTCAATAAAATATAATGGATCATTCATACACTTTTGATATTCAAGAATTTGTTCTTTAGTATATTCTTGTGAAGTGTTAACTTTTTTTAAATTAGGATTTCCTAGATAATTTTCCATTGTAAACCTTTTTATATATTGGATTTTCGTTTGTTGTCGTTACAAGTTTGTTTTCATAATATGTTTCAATATGTCTTTGATTAAATCTCCTAGATGATGAACATTTTCTTTTACATAATTCTGGTATATTATTATTTATTATATCATCATAAAAGTTAATAAAGATATCACTATTCATAATATTGTTCATATCGTTATTTTTTATGTTTAGTTTTTCATCTAAAAAAACATTCAATCTATCTTCAACTTTCTCACCTCTGTAATATTTTTTGGGAACTTCGTCATCTACCCAACAACAAGGTAATACTTGACCTTCGGTGCTTATGTATGGCCACTTATTTCCATTCAAACATCTTGGTGAAAAAATTTTATCTTTAATATACTTGTCAGAATTTTTTGTAGGTTTTTGTCGATCCTCATATGAGTCAGTATAATTTATTTCTATGACTAAATCATTTTCATTTGCAAGTTTAATTGCATCTTGTATATAATCCTCGTTATATTTAAATACTAAGTATTGCCATCTGGCATCCATACCTTTTTTTCTACACTCTTTCATTACTTCAAATAGATATTCGCCGTCTTGATTAATTCTGTAGATAAAACTTTGATGAGGTAAACCGTCCACAGAAAATCTCCACTGAACATCCTCATTTGCATCAAAGGCCTCTTGATACCATCTCATTGGTTTATGAGAAGCTGCATTACTAATAGATATGTTTACATCTTTTTGTTTTGCAATCTTTAACATCTCTATCAAATTAGGATTAAAGATTGGATCACCCACTGCACCATTTAAAATTATGTGAGAAAAGTAGTCAGTTATTTTATTCCAATCATCAATTGATGTATCACCACCTGATATTTTGTGTGACTTATAATCATATTCTTTTCTCTCACATATGCTACACTGTAGTGTGCATTTAGTAGTTACATCTATGTAAGCAGATTTTTTGTAGAATCCGTTGTTGTTATAATCTATCATGAATCAATTCACCATTAACATAAATTTCTTTTACTCGACTACCCTTTACCTTTGTAGAACATTTTTTTCTACAATGTTCTGGTATGTCACCATTAGTAATTTTATCATAAAATTTTGTTAGTATTTCACCGTTTAATATATCTTCTATTTTATTATTATTTAAATTATTTTCTTTATTATTAAGTTCTTTGTACTCATCCCAATCTAATTTTTCATCAATCCAACAACATGGTATTACTTGTTGACTTGTTGTAACAAAAGGCATTCTCTCTTGTGTTAAATATTTGTCAGATGTTTTAGATAAACATTTTGGTCTAAACTCTTCTTTCCCTTCTATCATCGTCTCTTGATGTTTTTTAGTTATAGGTGTAAGAAACTCACCATTGTCTCTACCACTATAGTTTAGTTCTAATGTCACACCTATTTCTTTTGATATTTTTATTGCTTCAGATATCTTGTCTTCGTTGTAACTAAAAACAATATATTGCCATGATACATCTAATCCCATTTGTGATGCAGTCTTCATCATCTCAAATAAGTGTTCACCATCTTGATTAATTCTATGTGCAAAACTTTGATATGGAAGACCATCGATACCAAATCTCCAATGTGCTTTAGGATGTGCGAGAAAAGCATCAATGTAAAATTGTTTTGGTTTTTGTGATGCCGCATTACTAATTGATACATCAACATCTTTCATATATGCTATTCTAAGCATCTCAATAAAATTAGGATTGAAAATAGGATCACCAAATGTACCATTAAGTGTCAACGAAGAAAAATAATCTGTTAAGTCTTCCCACTGTTCTAAACTTAAATCACCACCGGGTATATCATTTGTTTTGTAATTATATTTTTTTCTCATACAAGTAGGACATTGTAGAGTGCATCTGTTAGTAATATCTAAATCACCACCACGGTTTTTGAAACCGTTATTTCTATAATCAATCATTTTTCTTTTTTAACATTTTTTGTAGTTCAGCAGTTGATCCTACAAATAAAGCATTTGTCACATTGTTAGGTCCTTTGTTTGGTACCTCTTTTAGTTTTTTCATTTTTGTTTGTAGATCGACAAGTTTTTCTGTGACATCTGCAACTTGTCTTATTAGATTACCTGCAACTTCGTAGGCACGAGGATGTTCTGACTCTTGAGCAAGTTCAAGAATACCTTCTACAGCATCTTGACCTCGTTCTATTAGATTGTAAAAATTTTCTCTTTGATATTTGTAATCAGAATCGATATCTTCATTCTCATTAGGTCTAGGTATTGTGATTGATTTTTTATTTTCTTTTTTTACTTCGTCAACAACACCTAAAGTCTTATCAATTATTTTATCAACTTTGTCTGCCATAATGTTTCATTATTTAGGTTCATCTTCACCTGTCGCTGGATTAAAGTTTTTTGCATCCTCAAAGAAAGATACTGTTTCATTAAATCCAAAGTCATCATCTGCATCAGCAGTTGTAGGATTTGGTGTCACTGTGTATCTTTGTTCTCTAGTTGGTGTGTTGACCGGCATATCTGCATACTGATCAACTTGAACTTGTTTGATAACTTTACTTGATACCACTGGGCCGTATAGATAAAACTTCGCAGTAAAAGTAAGTGTATAGATGATTGCACGTCTCTCTTGGAAATCACCTCTATAACTATCTTCATAACTTATTGAATTTAAAATAATTGGAACATCTCTTTTGATACCCATATCTTCCATATCTTTGATTGTGACTGTGTAATCTGGTTGAAAGTATGGAAGTATTTGTTCTACTATTTGTAACGCATCATCTGATTGTTTTGCCATTGCATATAATTCAAAATCAAGATTATATGGCACAGGCATAAATTGAGTATCTAATTGATTTGCTTTTGAACCTTTTACTTTTTTAAACTTTTGAACACGATTTAATTTTCTTACTGCGTCATAAGATAAGTTTTGTATTTCAAAACCCATTCGTGGTAATGTAATTGCAACTTTTGAATCTAAGTTTGCATCTTGATCGAGTCTTACTAAAAACTTTTGTTTTGGGCCATATGCTAAAGGAACTTTCATTTTTTGAGTTATGTTTCCATTGTTGTCTTTTCTAACAATATTAATATTATTAAATATTGTTCCAAACGTGACGACCATTCGTCTTATTGTTTCATGATAAAATTGTTGTCCTAGCATTATGTTCTCCCAGCATCACCGAATGGATTAGATTCGCTGAAGTCTAATATGTTTTCATCCTCTGTTTCAAATAACTCATTCTGAGCAGTTGTATCAGTTGACATGTCTCCTACTATATAGTCTTCTTGAATGATATAACTATCAACTCCACTATCGGCAGGGTTTTCAAGAAGTATGCTTTCACCAACAGAGCTACTATCGTCTTCACCTATGATATTGTCACTATCTGTTTCATCTAACAACAATCCTCTAGTTGTTGCAGTGTCATGAATTCTAATAGGTTCATTGACGGCACTCGATTGTTCCAGAGTAAACTGATAGACAAGTGCATCTG